AACATTTACGCTCGGCGGTGCGTGTTCAAAAAGAATCAACACCATAATCATTAGTATGTCAAGCAATTTAGTAAGGTATGGGAATCGACACAAAAAAGAGGTCGCAGGGAAAACGAAAACCCTACGACCTCTAGTATGACACAAACCCACAAAACACACGCTAACTACAGTGGTCAGACATTCACCAGCGCACAGGGATTAAAGCATCAAGTTGAAAAATATGTCAACTATTTTCAACCGTAAGCAACGACAGTAGCTCGTCTAGCGTAGAGACGCTTCCGACGATCTTCATAACTTCATTAATCTCAACACATTGACGGAGATCAGTAAAGAACCGCTCGCGCTCGTCGCGGATGAATTGAACAATTGCCTTGAACTCGTCTCGATCATAAAGCGATTCAACTGCTTGCTGGATAGTTGGTTTTGATAATTGGGTCATATATATCACTTACGTTTGGACATTCCTGCTTGGCTCATAGCAATTGCCGTTGCTTGAGCGCGACTCTTAGCTAGAGGAGCTTTCTTTGGGCCTTTAGGATTAACGCCAGCGTGTAGCGTTCCAGCCTTGTATTCACCCATGACCTTTGCAATCTTAGCTTGCTTGGCTGCTTTTGTTTTAGGCTTTTTCATGGACTACTTGCGTTTAGCTTTCTTCTTCGGCATCCGTCCTATCTTGATTTCAATCTCGACGTATCCTTTTCCTTTTTTGCCCTTGCCGTATTCTTTCTCTTCCTTGTGGCCGCAGCCATTTGTTTTGCTTTTCATAAGGTTATTTCATTGATTTGCTTCCGCTACACTTCCATTTGCGCCTCGACAGGTTGTTTGGCGAGTTAGGATCAGACTTCCAGTCACCCTTGATCTTGGCACTGCGCGCGCAATAAGAATCGCCCTTGGCCGAGCCGGGAGAGATAGTCGCACCTTTCTGCCCATACTTAACAGTTTTCTTGCGACCCGTTTCAGGGTTGGTGACGACCTTCTTGAATCGCTTCTCGCTCATTGTTGCATTCCTTGGGTTGTCACGCCTCCCATTTGGGCTATCCATTTATCGAGAAAGTCATTTCTATCAATAACATCTGAGATTGATGGTATTTTGCCACCCTTTTTCAAATTGTCAATTGCCCACATTGGCCTAAGGTTTGAATAGTGAGATAGTCTTTTCACATCTAGAATCGTCTTAGCAGTCACCATCGGAATAAAATGATCAATGTGCCAATTCCCCATATTACACCAATTCATTCCATTACTGAATTGACACTCAATAAAGGATTTCAGTCTTGCAATATCAAGGCCTATAACCTTAGATGCAGACAGGGATCTAGAAATCCTCATGGATTTGAGCACCTTATAAGTTTTGTTTCTAATTCTTGATGCAGCCTTGATTACTGGATTGGACTCAATATTTGCTTTTCGTCGTTCTCGTATTTTCTTCTGTTCGTCTGGTTTCTTTTTTCTGTCGGAATCCCACTTTCTCCCGGATGCCGACGCTTGCCATTTTCGAGACTTTTCTAATTTGTTTTCTCTGAACTCATTTGAATTCCTATATTTATATGCTTCGGCTTCCCTCCTTTTCTCAAGTCGGAGTTCAGATGAGTCATACGACTTGCACCATTCTTTGCCATCTCCATCCCTCCACTCCTTGTTTCTATTCAGAATCTTGTCCCTGTTGCTTTCTGATTGATTGTATCGTTTCTTGGCATTTAGGGCCTCCTTACTTTTCCTCAATTCATGTTTTTCTTTCGTTATCCACCATTCTCCGTTTTTGTATGTTTTGCCATAACCAGCAAAAACAAGACCAGTATTGCTATCTACCGTTCCAATTTTAATTTTCATGATTGGCTCATGTTTTGAGTATTAATGCCGCCCATCTGAGCATTTGCAGTTCCAATTTTGCCGATTTCAGCGTTCTGCATTTGCTGCATTTGGAACTGGTATTGCTGCATATACTTCTGGAGGCGTCCACCAAAGGCTTCGTCGGACTGTGCGCGTTGCATGATGTCAGGTTGCTGGACGTAGGCTTGAACCATCTGCATGGCGATCTGTGCGCCGTTTGGCTGGGCTGGAACCTCAATACCAGCAAAGATCTTCGCAAGGTCGTCAGTGACGTTCTTGGCGACCTTTTGCTGCGCTTCCTCGACTGGTTGCAGCACATAGTCCGCAAAAATCGGGTTGATGCTTGATGCCGTGAACTCAAGGAGCTTGTTGACATCCAGAACGCCATTGCGATCAAGCTGAACAAGCGAAACCATGTTCTTGAGTTGCGTCTCTGCAGTCTCAGGATCGGTAGTCAGCGAGTCAAAGGAAACGGTGATGCTGAAGTTCTCGTCAGGGCTACCCTTGGTCATCGTCTGCGGATTTGGATTACCAGTGACTTGGAAGAACACCTCGTCTGGTCCCATGCGTTGATACAGCTTCCACGCCATAGTCAAGACATCGCGGACATGATCGAGGAACTTGCCAATGTAGAATTGTTGACGGGCAGCAGTAAGCGGATTGGACAGATCAAGTCCAACAGCACGATCTGCTTGCGCTCGCATGGACATCTCGGCTTCCACCGAACCTTGGTCCATTTGTGGGATTGGTCCCCACGCGATCTCCCCAAGGCGGCGATAAGGAACACGGCGACCCGGACCCCAATCGGATGGGGGACGACCAGCAGGGTGCATCAGCGGCGGCAAGGTGGCCAATGACGAGCGGTCAATGCGACTGTCACGCTCGGTCTTGATTTGCATCTGTGCGCCACGCAGGACGTCTGAGAACGTCTGCACTTCATACATGCGCTTCTGGTCATTAGCCAGTCGCGTCACAACGAACGGATAGTCATCGTATCCATTGAGAAGCTCATGCTTTGCGTAGCCGTCCGTAGTGGGATGGAACACGGTGCAGTAGATGCCCTCGGAACCATCTTCCTCGTCGATCAGGCGTTGATAGCCGTAAACCACCATTACGAGGTCATTGTCGTCAGTGATTGGCAAACGAGTCACGGTTTTCACGCTTTCGCCATCGAGATACATGGAGTCTTTGCCACGCAGATTGGAGATAGCGTGATCGACCCATTTTCGATCCCAGCCCTCATTGGTAACTTTCTTCTCAAGCTCCTGAGCCGTCAAAAACGTGCGCCAGAAGATATATGGAGCGCGTTGAGGATCGGAGACATACGGCGGGAAGATGACTTCTCCATCCGGGGCGCACGAATAAACAATTGGGCAATCAACGGTTTGGCGAGGAAGCGGGATCTCAGCCATCCCAGTTTTCCGCATGTCACGGATCGCCTTCTTAGCGCGTTTGCTCGACAGGTCTGGAAACGCTTGCTGGATCAAACCAAGAAGCATCTCGTCATCGTTCCCGTCAATAATAAGGTTCGCTAGATCAGGGGATTGTTGGGCAATTTGGTCGATGGTGACTTGTTGCAGATATGTTCTTTTTTCTCGCTTCCATCCAACATAGGATACCATAATCCCCTTCTCTAGCAAATAGTTTGCTCCCAACTCCATTTGGTTTTTGAAGTCAGGAATATAAGTTGAGCGCATCCATTTAAGGAACGACGATACAACAGAAGCTCGCGGCATTGAAGCCATAGACGTTGGGAACGCCTTAATGTGACTGCGCTGAAGGGCTTGGTCGAACAGAGACACATACATGTCAATCCGCTCGCCAACCACGTTAACCTCTTGGTCAGAAGCCCCTTGCCACGGAAACGCATTTGCTCCGTTCTTACGAAGATCGTCAGACTTGCCATCCCAAATGTTGCGACGGTCGTTGTAAGACCTCAAGCAAGACTCGAAATAGTATTCAAGATCAATCAGGCAAGTATCATACGCATCAGTTAACGCATTAACGTCTGGCTCTTTGTCAGCGTAAATAAGGGATTCGTCCTCTAGTTCTAGTGATTCAGTCATGATGCGTATTCGTAATAATCCTCGGGGTCAGCAGATACTAAGCATACTTTGATGCGTTTGCCAACAAGTTTGTTTGATAGGCGAGATGGGCATTTTACCGGAACTGCCAGTCCATCCATGCGGACAATGACCCAGCTTGGGTTGTTGCAGACACGCATAACAATGAAGTCATCATCAATTTGCTGCTCAATAAGGCTATCAAGGCTGCATGGTGACTCGTCAATAATTATCGTTTTCTTTGCCGGTCGGCCCCGCTTCGCTGCTTTAGTTGCTTGTTTTTTCATACTAGTATCCTCCAGACCCGTGAGTTGTAACAAATGATTGGCTATTGTCAACGTGATCGAGATTGGCAATAGCGGCGTAACGGCAAACGTCAATTGGATCTTTCCACGCTTCCTTAAGCCCGCCTTCGCCAGTGTATTCGCTGAGTGCTTGGATTATGTTCTCGCAGTCAGAACTGACATAAAATTTCGGTCGGTTAACGGAGTCTAGCGGCTTACTTGTGTCCCAAGACATCTTACCAATCAACGCTTGTAGTCCATCGTCAATATCCAGCCCCGGCGCAGGGATGCAAACCATGCCCGATTCGCTTAGGTCTTCAATGATCGAGGATGAACCGTCCTGCACCTGATACTTCGCAGCACCAAGGCGAGGGTCGATAAGGCGTTCAAATATCTCCTCGTCGCCTTCCATTTCCTGAATCGCCTCGATATAGTCACGGATGCCAAACCCTTGACCTTTAGACCCCGGCCCCGGCATCCACTTCCCGCTTTTCCATTCAGCCCAGTCACCAACGTCAACTCCCGGCCACTCACGGTAAACCCAGAACGTCCCGCTCTCGTCAATGGCAATCCAGCACATGAACCAGTTCTTCGCCCCAGCGGGGTCAATAACGTGATAGCGCGTGATGTTTTTGGTCGGGATAGAGGACGGGGGAACCACGTTTACAACCTTGTTAAACTTGGGGAACTTGGTTGCCGCCGCTTTTGTTGGGATTCCATAGGCTCTGATTAAGATTTCCTCTCTTGTTTTTCCAAGTAATGTTTGTTTTATCCGATCATAACCACCAAACGGATTATCTTGAGAGTGGAAGTAATGAATGGTTCCCTTGATGTTTTTGCATTCTAGGATCGTGGGGACGATTTCGTTGTTTAGCAATTCCGCCTCCCTGCTCTCAAGAACCTTAGCCCCATCGAGGTATTGCTTTATTAGCTCAGTATATCCAAAAATTGGAGTAAACGTAAGCATCATCTTGCTGTTTCTGGTCGCCAACCGAAATCTTAACGTATCAACCAGTTCAGGGCCACCAAGCATTTCGTCGCACCAAGTCCCAATGTTAAGCCACGTCGCTTCTTTAGATCCAAGCTCCGCTCCCTCTAAAATGGTTGAATTGTTTGCGAAGGCAGCGTAAGTCTTAAATGAAATGCGCGATCCGTTTGGCAAAATCAAAGAATTGTCAGTCCACCCGTTCTTTCTTGAATAAGAAAGATATGTGTTTTGACTTGTTTGCTTGTTCTTAAATTCCGCTGGCATCCAGTCATATACCGCCGCTTGTTGCTGCCGAATTGACACCTCGGCGTTTTGTGCAAAACAAAAGATGTCGGAATTTGGGTTTTCAATAGCCGCCTTGACTACAAAGTATGCCCCTACTTGAGTTTTTGAACTGCGATTCCCACCGCTAATAAGTGCTTCGTTTCTTGTTTCAAGGCATTTCTCAAGTTTTTTCCAGTTTTCAAACTTCCACCCATATCTAAACGGATCTTTTGCCGCGTTCCGAATAGCCTCTTCACGAATTTGATGGAATTCCATCAACTCTCCAGCATCCATGTAAGCTATTTCCTCATCCGTAGGAATGGCTAGGATTGGATGCTCTGTCCACTTCAACATTTGGCAAACTCCCCTCTGACCTCTTGAGCCTTACGCATATACGCATTTGCCGCTTCTTCCTTGGTTTTGAACCTTCCTAGATTGACGCTTTTCCGATCAACCATAATTTGCCCTCTCCATTTTTGCGTTGTCTTACAGAAAACCACTCCTTTCATCCCAGAAGTATTATTCTTATTACGACCACGGTTGAACATGTTTTCAGATCGGCTAGCCAATCTCAAGTTGCATATCTTATTGTCAGACTTATCTTCGTTTATATGGTCAATATCGCCAATAGGCCATGAGCCATTACAAAACGCCCAAGCTAATCGGTGAGCGTAATGCGGCTTCCCATTGATCCAAATTGAAACGTATCCGCGCCAATTTGCGTGTCCCGCGACATCTCCAGCACTACTTGTTTTCGTTTTGACCTTCCAAGTAAAAATTCCGGTTTCTGGATCGTAATCCAAATAATTGGATACATTCTTGACATCCAGTATTTGTTCTGGCTTATTTTTCTCAGCACTTTTCATAGTCATTTATGTTTTGTGTTAAAGCGTT